CGCATCTGATGGCCGAGACGGTGACATGGACGACCCCGGCGGTCTGGAAGCGCGACCTCGGGCTCGGATCCGACAAGCGCGAGAGCCTCGACCTGTGCCGGCTTCGCTTCGGGCTCCCGTTCAGCGCGCGGTTCAAGGCGCTGGCCGACGACGGAGTGGCGGAGGCGGCGCTTTTAGCGTATCATGCGGCAGGATACAGATGAGGATCATCATGGCAGGCGTCGCAGCGAAGACACGGGGCAAGACAGGCCCAAAGGGGCCGAGCAAACCGCTCGAAGATCTCGAGGTCGTGATCGAGATGATCAAGATCCAGTGCACGAAGCTCGAGATCTGCGCGGTGCTGGGGATCTCCGAGGATACTCTGACCCGGCGGATCCGCGAGCAAGGGATCCCCGGCGTCGTCAATTTTGCGGACCTATATGAAAAGCACTCTCACGAGGGCAAGGCGTCGCTGCGACGCGCCCAGTGGAAGGCGGCGCACAACGGCAACGTGACGATGCAGATCTGGCTGGGCAAGCAGATGCTCGGGCAGCGCGACCAGCTCCGGCAACAGATCGAGGTCACCGGCGCAGGCGGCGGTCCGGTGCAGACGGTGGACTATACGCAGCTCTCAACAGAAGCTCTCCTCGAGATCCAGAAGGCGATGACGAATGCAGCTCCCGAAGATCACGACGGCGGACCGCGACTTAATTGAGGCGGAGCTATGCCGCCGCTCGGTGCTCTACTTCGCGCAGACGTTCTGGCCGGTGCTCGAGCCCGGGCGGCAGCTCGTCACCGGGTGGCCGATCGAGGCGATCGCAGAGCACCTCGAGGCCGTCACCCGGGGCGAGATCCGGAAGCTCCTGATCACGGTCCCGCCGGGGTCAATGAAGTCGCTCCTCACGCGCGCATTTTGGCCGTCTTGGAGCTGGATCTCAGGGCCGTCGCTCCGGTATATCGGCGCGTCCTATGCCGAGGCGCTCGCAGCGCGTGACAACCGGCGCGCCAAGATGATCGTCGAGAGCCCGCTCTACCAGCGGCTATTTCCGCACGTTCGCCTCTCTGACGACCAAGCGCAGAAGGTCAATTTCGCGAACACCTCAACCGGGTCGATGATGGCGACCTCGGTCCGAGGCCGAGCAACCGGCGAGCGCGGCGACGTCTTCGTGATCGACGACCCGCACAACGTGCTCGAGGCGGAGAGCGAAGCGATCCGGGGCGAGACGCTGCAATGGTTCCGAGAGGTCGTGCCGAGCCGGGTCAACGATCTGGACCGCAGCTCGTTCGTTTGCATCATGCAGCGCGTGCACCACGAAGACGTCGCCGCAGCGGCGATCGAGCAGGGCTATGAGCACCTCCTGATCCCCATGCACTACGACCCCAGCCGCGCGCGCACGACCTCGATCGGGTGGAAGGATCCGCGCACAGAGCCCGGCGAATTGATGTGGCCGGCGCGCTTCTCTGCGCGCGCCGTGGCCGAGCTCGAGACGACGCTCGGGATCTATGCCGCCTCGGCCCAGCTCGAGCAGCGCCCGACGCCGCGAGAGGGCGGTCTCTTCAAGGCCGACAGGATCTCGACGCTCGACGCAGTGCCGCAAGATGAGGAGATCATCTGGTGCAGGGCGTGGGACTTGGCAGCGACCGACGGCGGCGGTGCTTACACCGCAGGCGTGCTCGTCGGGTGGCGCGTGGCAGCGCGCCGGGTGATCATTGCCGGCGTCCGCAGGGAGCGCGTCGGGCCCGAGGGCGTGCGCAAACTGATCGAGGACACCGCCGGGATCGACGGCGACGATGTGCCGATCTCGATCCCGCAGGATCCCGGGCAGGCTGGCAAGGTGCAGGCGCGCGACTTCATCGTCCGCCTCGCCGGGTATCGCGTGCGGATCGAGCCGCAGACAGGATCCAAAGAGACCCGGGCCGAGCCGTTCGCGGCGCAGGTCGAGGCCGGGAACGTCGACGTCGTCGCCGGTCCTTGGAACCGGGACTTCATAGAAGAGCTTCGACATTTCCCTCGGGGAGTGTATAAGGATCAGGTGGACGCGGCGAGCTCGGCATTCAATGCCGTCGCACCTAAGCGTCAGAAAAAGACCGGTCTTTTTGTGGTCGGTGATCATGTGGGCAACAAGGCGAGGCCGGGCTGATGGCGAAAGCACCAAACAAAGCGACAGCGACGCGAGAGATGGGCGCGGCGGGATCCTACGGGATGAACGACCAGCTCCGACCGGACGAGTTCCTCCCGAAGCTCCGGGGGCTCAACGCGACCCGGACCTTCCGGGAGATGAAGGACAATGACCCGGTGATCGGCGCGATCCTCATGGCGTTCGAGATGCTGCTCCGGGCGGCAGAGTTCCGGGTCGAGGCGGCGGACGACAGTCCAGAGGCGAAAGACGCGCAGATCTTCGTCGAGCAATGCTTCGCCGACATGGACGGGACGGTCGACGACTTCCTCGCCGAAGTGCTGACCTTCCTTCCGTTCGGGTTCTCGGTCTTCGAGGTCGTCTACAAGACGCGCGGCGGGCGCTATGCCAACGATCCGACGCGCTATTCGCAGTTTGATGATGGTAAGATGGGGATCCGGAAGCTCGCGCCGCGCGCGCAATGGACGATCGACCGCTTCCTGACCGATGAGAACGGCGCGATCACCGGCGTGCGGCAGACCGCAATGACGCTCAAGACCGGCGCGGTCGACATCCCGATCGACAAGATGCTGCACTTCCGCACCTCGACAATCAACAACGACCCCAGCGGGCGCTCGATCCTCCGGAACGCCTTCACGTCGTATCACTACGCGTCGCATATTCAGATGATCGAGGCGATCGCGGTCGAGCGCGAGATGAACGGGATCCCGGTCGGACGCATCCCGTCCGAATATCTGGCCGACAACGCGACCGCGCCTCAACAGGCATTCGCGAACGCCTTCAAGAAGATCCTGCGCGACGTCAAGTTCAACGATCAGGGGTTCGTGCTGCTCCCGTCGGACGTCTATGAGAACGACGACGGATCCAAGACCTCAATCCCGATGGTGCAGTTCGACCTCGTGACCGCCAAGGGGACGCGCGCGATCCCGACCGGGGAGGTGATCCTGCGACATCAGCAGAACATCGCGCGGTCGGTGCTCGCGGACTTCCTGATGCTCGGGAGCAGCGACACCGGGTCGTTCGCGCTCTCCAAGAGCAAGACGAACATCTTTTTGACAGCGGCGAGCGGTTACACGGAGGCGATCGCGGCGGTGCTCAACCGGCAGCTCGTGACCCTGCTCTGGGAGATCAACGGGTTCGACCCGCTCTTGATGCCGTCGATCTCGTTCGGCGACATCGCGCCGGTGGATCTGGCCGAGCTGGGCGCGTTCGTGCGTGACATCGCAGGCGCGGGGATGCCGCTCTTCCCGGACGACGACACAGAGAACACAATCCGGCGCGCCGCCGGGTTCCCAGAGAAGACCGCAGACCCCGACATGATGGGGACCGCACCACCTCAACCGCTCGACACCGGAGTGCCAGAATGAAGATCCAAGTCTACCCTCGCAACATCGAGATTGAAGTCGACATCGCAGACATCTATGCGATCGAAGCGTCGATGTCCGCGCTGACCCTGATCGTGCACGTCCCGGGATTGCAGATCCCGGCGCTCAACGGGTTCGCGCTGACCGAGACCGACGTGTTCAAGCTCGACTTCATCGAGATGACCGACGCGCGGTGGATCCGCCCGGCCAAGATCTCCTCGATGCAGCGATGGGGCGACGAATACGTGCGCGTCATGCTCGACGGCGTGCGTCAATCGTTCGATCTATTCCCCGGGGACCGGCCATTGCGCGCAGTTTACAGGGACTTCCGGGCGAAGCTCCCCCTTGGCGCGCCGGCGTTCGACGAGCTGGATGTCGCCGCATGATGCTCGAGATCCGCAAGGTGACCGCCTCGGATGCGGTGGCGCTCTTCTTGCGGGCAGCGGAGGGCATGGATCCGAAGATCGCGGCGGCGTTCATCCAAGCGATCGAGACGATCCGCGTCCGGGTTCCGGCGGAGACCATCGCTCGGCTTCTCGAGCGTCGGGATTACACGTCGCTCGAGAACGCATTCGCCGGGCACTTCACGTCGACCGAGTGGCAACCCTACGGCAAAGCGATCGAGCAGGCCGTGCTTGCCGGGGTCAAGGTGACCTCCGAGACGCAGGGCGTGATCAACGGCGCGCAAGAGGACTTCGAGATCCGCGTCGGGCTCAACCCGCGCCTCGCGCAGTTTGCCCAGACCATGACCTCGACCCGGATCCGCGAGATTGACCAGACGACGCGCGACACGATCCGGCAGGTGATCCAATCCGGCACGACCGCAGGCGACGACCCGTTCGCGATCGCACGCCGGATCCGTGGCTCGATCGGGCTGACGCGGCGGCAGGAGGCGGCGGTCAACAATTACGAGCGGATGCTGCGCGCGCTGGATCCGACCGCGCTTGATCGCGAGCTGCGCGACCGGCGCAGCGATCCGACCGTCGCGCGCGCGATCGCCAACGACAAGGCGCTGACCGAGGCGCAGATCCGGTCGCTGGTCGACCGGTATCGCGACCGATATGTCAAATATCGGGCGAACGTGATCGGCAGAACCGAGAGTATCCGGGCGGTGCAAGGCGCGCAGTGGGAGCTCTTTCAGGACATGATCAACAAGGGCCAGATCGACGCTCGGCAGGTCCGCCGGACTTGGATCCACACCGGCGACGGGAAAGTCCGGAACGCGCACGTCCAGATCCCCGGACTAAACCCGCGCGGCGTCGGGCAAGGGGAGAGCTTCACGAGCCCCCTCGGGCCGATCCTTTATCCCGGGGATCCGAGCGCGCTCGCCGCGAATACCATACAATGCCGGTGCGCGGTCTTCGCGCGCATCATCTCCCGGGATCTCCTGCCCGGATCCGCTGGGCCAGCGGTCGCTCCTGCTCCACCAGCACCGCCACCGCCTCGCCCAGCGCCGCCACCGGTCGCGCCGCCCCCTACTCCACCAGCCCCAGCGCCGCAGGTCTTCGCCTATGAGAGCTATAAACCGCTCAAAACGCTGGGACAAATAGAGGACTATGTGCGCAACAGTGGGATCGCAGGCAAGGTGGATCTAAAAGGGACGACGATCGCCGCGCTCAATGTTGCGCTCCCCGCGATGCAAGAAGTCGCCGAGCGGTTCGAGCTCAAGCCTCTTGCGGCTTTTGGATATGCCAAGCGGTTCTATGCGAATGCGCGGGTCAGCAGGACCGCGCTCGCGGCCATGTATCAGGTCACAGATGCGATAACTGGAAACAAGGGGATGTTTCATATCCCCGCGTCTGGGTTCGGGCAAACAGCGACTAAGCTGGCCGCAAGCGCGAACAGGAGCGCCGCGCGTTATTTGAACCAGCGCAACACGGCTTTAGCGAACCCAAAGCCGGGGGTCGTCATTGACCAGCGCGTGCGGGATCGTGTCGCGCAGATGGACGCGCTCGGCGGGAACCCCTATAACTGGTGCGTGGACAGCACTTCGACCGACGATGTGTTCACGACGCGCTCGACAGTATTTCACGAATACGGGCACTTAATCCATTTGCAAGACCGGCTTATTGGCCCGGAGCTCGACGCATTTCTTAGACAGGAAAGGCCAAGGAGCACAGGCTGGGATCTGCTCGTCTCGGTTTATGGAAACTCGAATGACAAAGAATACATCGCCGAGACGTTCGCAATTTACATGGGAATGCCCGAGACAGAGCACTTCCGGATCCATCCCGCATTGCTGGCGATCTACCGCAAACTAGACAAGAAGGTGACCCCATGACCTACGAACAGCTCTCGGAGCAGATCTTCGCTTTACCGGCTGATCAGCGATACGCGGCGGCAGAAAAGCTGCTCGAGCTCTACACCGAAGACGACAAGGATCTGGTCGAGATCTACATATACGAGGCGATCACGGCAGCGGACGACACAACGCAGGTGTTTTTGCTATGACGACGAACGGTTACACCAAGACGATCCTCCCGGCGCGCGATTGGAACGAACGGACGTGGCGGATGCTGCTCGGGCAGCAGGTCGAGATCGCGCGCGGTCGCATGGAGGGCGCGCAGGCAGTCGCGGTCACCGGCACGCTGACGACCACCGGGTCGGTCACCGAGATCATGGTCTGGCCGGGCTCGACGGTCAAAGATCCGTCGGTCGCGCCGGTCGGCGGCGTGCAGATGACGCTCGTCTCGACCAGTGCGCAAGACAGCGCCGCCGGGACGGGGATCCGGACGCTCCGGTTCAATTATCTGGATGCAAACCTCAACCCGCACAGCGAGATCGTCGCGCTCAACGGCACGACGCCGGTGCTGACCGTCGCGACCAACGTGCGATGGGTCGGGGATCTCACCGGGCTGACCTTCGGATCCGAGAAGCACGCCGTCGGGAACATCACCGTCACGAACAGCGGGACGCGCTACAAGCTGCTGGATCTCGAGGCGCGCGCGACGCGCAGCACAGCGTTCCGCGTCCCGGCGGGCAAGCGGCTGATCATTCATTCGCTCTTCGCCGGCGCAAACTCAGGAAACGCCGCAGCCAAGGCGCAAATCTCGCTCGTCGCATCGGTGATCGGGAACCTTGACGGGACCGTCGATCGCTTCGAGGATGCCGGGCTTCTCTTCCGGCAGGGGACGATCGAGCTGCAAGATAACACGACGGCGCTTGCAGACGGCGCGCTGGCAGCACTCCCCTCGGGGGCGATCCTCGGATTTCGCGTCACAACGGACAAGGCGGCGACCGTCTCGGCGGGCTTTTATGGGTGGCTCGAAGATGTCGATTGAACCCGCGCAAAAACTAGGAGGAGAGGACAGATTTCCCTATAGTATTACTCTATCCTCCCCTCCCTACCTTTCACCGGGTGGAACCCCAAGGGGAACCCTGCTATCGCAGGGATACCCCTCACGGGTTCTGGCCGATTTTGAACCCCGGCGCGAGATCTGTCCTCCCGCGTCCCAGATGAAAAGGATCTGATCCATGCCATACAACAGCAATGACGCGCTCCCGGATCCGGTCAAGCGCGTGCTCCCCTCGGAGAAGGCGCGCACGATCTGGCGGACCGTCTTCAACGACAGCATGAAGCGCGGCTATGAGGAGGGCAGGTCGTTCGGCGCGGCATACGCTGCGATCGACAGCGCCGGGTTCAAGAAAGATCCCAAGACCGGTGTCTATGCCGAGAAGCGGATCGAGAAGGCCGCATATCAGGGACGCGATGTCGAGCTCGACAAGCCGTTCCGTCTTCCAGCCGGCGCGAGCAAAAAGTTCGGCGTCTATGTCAAGACCGGGGATCGGGTGACGAAGGTCACGTTCGGAGATCCGAATATGGAGATCCGCCGGGACGACCCAGAAGCGCGCGCCAATTTCCGCGCGCGACATTCATGCGACACCGCAACGGACAAGACATCGGCGCGATACTGGTCTTGTCAGATGTGGGAAAGTGGAACCTCAGTTTCGGAGATGACGAAGATGGAACATATCAACAAACGGCAGATCTCGGACGACGTCTTCACGACGGTGATCGAGGCGGTGCAGCGGGCGCACCAGCTCGGGCTCGGGCTGGTCGCTCACATGACCGAAGGCCCGGACGGGCAGGTGTTCTATATGCCGGGCGAAAGTCACGAAGCCTATCTCGAGCTCGTCGGCCAGATGGGCATGATCGCCGAAGACGGGGCCGAGATCGAGAACCCGGCGGCGGATCTGATTGCGCAAATCGTCAGCGCGGCGATCGAAGCGGCAGTCATGGCAACGATGGAGAAGCGCGCGGCGAAGATTATCAAGATCGACGAAGAAGCGCGGATCGTTTGGGGATGGGCGTCGGTCGTCTCGATCGACGGAAAGCCAATGGTCGACCGGCAGGGCGACATCATCTCGGCGGACGTGATGACGAAGGCCGCTGACCGCTTCATGGCCGACGTGCGCGTCGCCAAGGCTATGCACGAGGGTGCTCAGATCGGGGAGGTGATCCACTCCTTCCCGCTCACAAAGGCGCTGGGAGAGGCGCTGGGCGTGCACTCCGCGCTCGAGGGATGGATCGTGGCTATGAAAGTGCACGACGATAGTGTATGGAATAGAGTGAAGAGCGGCGAGCTTGCCGCATTCTCCATCGGGGGCATAGGGAAACGCAATGCCGTATAACGTGACAGATCTTGAGCTGATCGAGCTCTCTCTGGTCGACGAACCAGCAAACCCGGCAGCGCGCGTCGTGATGTTCAAGCGCGCCGACATGATGCCCGACGAGATGAAGATCAAAGAATTGATCGCCGGGGGGATGTCAGAGGCAGACGCCCGAGATCAAGTTGCGCAGATGAGGCGCAACAAGGGGGCCGGACCGACCGGCGATCTGGGTCAAGAGGAGAAGTCCATGCCCGATCAAGAGAAGCGCCTCGAAGAGCTCGAGGCGGCAAACAAGCGCCTTGAGGCGTCTCGCGATGCGCTTGTGAAGTCGCTCGAGGGCGAGGGCTATGTCGTGCAGATCGCCGACACCGCAGTCACCGTTGAGAAGCGCCAAGCAGAAGATTACATCGACGTCGCCGGCGAGCAGGTGCTGAAAAGCGCGCTCCCCGCAGGCGTGCTTGCGATGATCTCGAAGCAGGCCGGCGAGCTGGCCGAAGTCAACAAGAAGCTGGAAACCGAAGAGCTGGTCAAGCGCGTCAGCGCCGAGATCCCTCGCTTGTCCGGATCCCCAGCGATGAAGGGTGCAGTTCTCAAGGCGATAGACGCGATCACAGACGAAGAGATCCGCAAAGCCGCTCATGCTATGCTGAAAGGCGCGAACGCTCTCGCCTCGAAGATGACCCGCGAGTTCGGAACCGTCGCGCCGGAAGAGACCGACGTGATGACCGAGCTCAACAAGATGGCAGAGGCACACGCAGCCGAGCACAAGGTGACGTTCGCAAAGGCATTCGCCGACGTGACGCGCACCGGTCGCGGCGCAGAGCTCTTCGCTAAACGCAACGCTCAGTAAAGGGGATCCATAAATGGCAACTCAAGACAACATGATCACCGTGACCCTAGAGGCCGGGCAAGATCTTTCGGCAAAGCAGTTTTGCTTTGTTTCGGTCGCAGCAGACGGTCAAATCGACCCAACGGGTGCGGGCTTGATCGCGCAGGGCGTTTTGCAGGACGCACCAGCAGCCGCTGGCCGTGCCGCTGAAGTCGCAATCGCGGGCAAAGTTAAAGTCGTATGCGGCGCAGCAGTCACTCGCGGCGGTCCGGTCGCTTCTACCAGCACCGGGACAGCGACAAACGCAACCACCGCCGGCCAGATTATTCTAGGCACGGCTCTTGAAACCGGCGCTTCTGGGCGGATCATCGAGATCCTATTCCAGCCGCGCGGCGCAGTTCCAGCATAAGGCAGGGGGATATAAACTATGGCACAACCTACAGTCGGCTCGTTTCACATTGATGCGGCCCTAACCAACATCTCGCTGGCATTGCTGCAAAACCCGCAGAGCTTCATTGCTTCGCGCGTCTTCCAGAACGTGCCAGTGCAGAAGCAGTCGGACAAATATTTTACGTTCGACCGCTCCTACTTCAACCGCAACGGCGCAAAGAAGCGCGCCGCCGGCGCGCGCGTGGCCGAGGTCGGCTATGCGCTCTCGAACGACAGCTATTTCTGCGAAGAATACGGCGTCGCGATCCCAGTTCCGGATCAAGTTCGGGCAAACTCGGAAGCAGCTAATGACCCAGCGCGCGCAGCCGCCGAGCTGGCAACGCACCAGATGCTGATCTCGAAAGAGAACGACTTCGCGTCGTCCTTCTTTACGACCGGCTTGTGGAGCACGGATATCACCGGCGTCGCGTCGTCTCCATCCGCTGGTCAGGTGATCCGCTGGTCGGATACCACCTCTGGCGACCCGATCGGCAACATCCGCACCGGCGTCGACACGATCCTAGGATCCACAGGCGTCAAGCCCAACGTGCTGGCAATCGGTCGTCAAGTTTACTCGGCGCTCGTGAACCACCCGTCGATTTTGGGCCGTTTCAATGGCGGCGCGACCACCGCGCAGCCTTCGATCGCCTCGTTGAACCTGCTCGCGCAGATCTTTGAGCTGGACGAAGTCGTCGTCGGCGAAGCAATCCAGAACACCGCAGCAGAGGGCGATACCGCAGCTTACTCGTTCATTCTGGGCAAGAAGGCGCTTCTGACGTATCGCCCAGCAGCTCCCGGGATTATGACCCCGGCGGCGGGCTACACGTTCTCTTGGGCCGGTTATTTGGGCGGCACGAACGAATACGGGTTCGTGATCGACACCAAGCGCCGCGACGAAGAAGACACCGACGTGATCCGCGCTCGTGCTCACTACGATCAGAAGCTCGTATCGTCGGCGCTGGGTTACTTCTGGGACGCGATCGTCGCATGATGAACCTAGAGCACCGAGCTTTTCAGAAGTCGGATCCGCTCTTCGCGTATCGCCCGTTCCACGCGAACGGGCGGTCGTTCCAGCGCGGAGAAGCCTTTGACTGGCAAGCCTTGGGCATTGCCGCAGAAAAGGTCGAGCTCCTTTTCCGGGCCGTTATGGTTCGCCATTACGAGCCCGGGAACACTGAAGTCGACCTCAGCAATAAAGGTCTCGGCGTCGCACTCGCCGAGGACATCAAAGCACCCGCAGCCAAAGCGCGCAGCGCGAAGGTGGCGGCATGACGTGGACCTACGGGGGAGCGCCCGGCACAACGAGCGCAGCAACGCGGCGTGACGCCGTGCGCCTCCTCGTGGGGGACACGGACACCACCGAGCAGCAAACCAGCGATGAAGAGATCGCGTTCGCACTCTCGCAGGGCTCCGACGACATCTATGTCGCCGGCGCGATCATATGCCGGGCGATCTCTGGCAAATATGCGCGCCTCGTCGACAGCAGCGTCGAGAGCGTCTCGTCGTCCTACTCGCAGCGCGCGGCGCAATATGCCGAGCTCGCGGTGCGGCTCACCAAAGATAGCAAGCGCCTCGGATCCGTCGGGCTCGGCGTTCCGGACGCCGGCGGGATCTCGATCTCTGACATGATCTCCGTCGAGAGCGATACGGATCGCGTCCCCGGTGCATTCCGGATCGACCAGTTCAACAATCCACCGCGCTATAGCAACCCGCTCGACGAGGTCTAAATTAGCATGGCAACCGGCGCGCAGATGCAAAAGGATGTCGTCGCGCTCCTCCGGGATCACGGCTATGACATCACGTTCCGCCGGCCAAACAGTGGCGGATCTTACAATCCAGCGACCGGCACGATCACCGGGGGGTCGAACAGCGACGAAACCGTCCGGGCGATCTTCCTGAATTACAACGCGCGCGACCTCGACGGAACGCTCGTGCAGCGCGGCGACCGCAAGGCGGTGATCGCTGCGACCTACAACGGGACCGCAATCTCCAAGACCCCACAGATCGACGACGAGCTGCGCGGCGAGGGCGACGCCGTGCGTATCGTCTCGATCCAGACGATCAAGAGCGGATCCTCGATCCTCGCCTATGTTTGCCAAGCGAGGGAATGATGGCGAACGGTCAAATCCTGCAAAAGATCACGGTCGATTTGGACAAGCTGGCCCAGCGCGCCGGCGTGACCGTCGCGCAGGCGCGCAACGAATATCTAAACCGGCTCTCGCTTGAGGTCGTGCGAGGCACGCCGGTGAAGACCGGGCGGCTCCGGGCGTCGTGGTTCCTGTCCCCGACGCTCTCAGGGGCCCCCGGCGCTTCCGCCAATGAGGCGACGACCGGCGCTCCCGGGCTGACAATGGCGCGCCTTGGCGGGCAGGCCGAGGCACTCTCGCAGCTTGACGGGTCTCTTTACCTGCTCAACGGCGCAAATTATGCGATCTTCGTTGAGGCACGGACCCAGTTCTTGCGCAAGGTGCTTGCGCGCTCCCGGGCGATCGCGACCGCCGTCGTCGCCGAGATTAAAAATATCAAAGCGACGGGGATCCCATGACCATCATGCAAGACATCCGCGCCGCTCTCGAGCAGCAAATCGCGAACGTCTCGGGGATCCCATCGAGCGCAAATCGGGCTTGGGAGAATGTCAAGTTCGTGCCGACGACCGGCACGGCTTGGGTCAAGCTGGCGCTCGTCCCGGTGACTAGCCGCCCGGCAGTCGTCGGCCCCTCGCCGCAGATCCGGCATGACGGTTCGTTCTTGATCACGCTGCACTTGCCAGAGGGCACAGGCCCAGCCGGGGCCGACGCCTTGGCGGACGCAGTGCGCGCAGCCTTCACAGTCGACACCGGGCTCACGTCCGGCGGCACTACCGTGCGCTTCCGATATGCGGAGCGCAGCGTCGCAGTTCTCGATACGCCGTGGTATATCGTCACGGTCTCGATCTCGTGGTATACATACAGCAGCTCATAAGGAGGGCCTATCATGCCGTTTTCACAAGGAGCCCGGACACGGCTCTCCCAGATCGTCGAGGCCACATTTGGCACGACCCCCTCGTCGTCCCCGGTCTTTACTCAAATCCCGTTCAACACGCACTCTTTGGATCTGACTAAGACCCGAGTGCAGTCGAATATGATCACGTCGGATCGTATGCCGTCGATCGACCGGCACGGACAGCGCAGCGTCTCGGGAGATCTCGTAGTCGAGATGCGCCCGGGAGATTACGATTGGCTCTTGGAAGGCGCGCTCTTCGGTGCGTTCTCTTCGGACATCTTGAACACCGGAACGACGGTCAAGTCCTACTCGATCCAAGACGCCGCTCTGGACATCACGCAGTTCCGCACGTTCGAAGGTGTCATGGTCAATACGATGGCGATGACGCTTGCGCCTGATGCGATGACGATGGCGACTTTCGGACTAATCGGGCAAGACATGGCGCAGTCCGCGACCGCACCCGCCGGGGGGACTTACACCGCCTATTCGACGAACGAGCCTTTCGACAGTTTCTCTGGGACAATCAGCGAAGGCGGGTCCACAATCGCGATCGTCAATTCTCTGGACTT